GTCTACCTGTGAAGTGGCCCAACTGGCTACAGCACTAAATCCTGCAGTAAGTGTACCCCAGAACTTACGAGACTTAACCTTTGGCTTAGGACGTTGTGCTTCAACCAAAGTAGGCTGAATATCACCATCACCACCAGCTGTATCATTCGCAGAGAACAAAGCAGCTTCTGCAGCCCGACGACGTGTAAGACCACGAAGAGGAACAAGTTTACCCTTAACACGGGCTTTGTTCCATCGTACAAACTGTTCCGGTACATCAGCGTACTGGCCAGCGTTCAATCGTTTGAGGAGAGTAGACTTAGCGAATGCAGTCTCGCCCAGATTATACACAAATGATACCAAGGCGTCAAACTGATTTTGGGTCAGATTTACCTTAACAAGGCGATTAACTGCATCCTCGTACTTCTTTAGGTCTTCCAAGAACAAGGCATCCGCCTGTGCAGACGTGATAATCATTCCCGGACGGACGCCTTTGGTTGTTCCCCAGCCGATTGTCCATACACCTGCAGGGCAGAGGTAAGCCTCAATACGACCGTCTGGAAGACGTTTATGACACCCCTCAAAGCTCTTAATGAGAGTGTGTCCTGTTTTTGATGTACGCATAATACTACTCTTTACTTGGGATTAGCCCCGGAGAGCCTGTGAAGCCAGCTGGAACATCTGAGGTACGGAGATCTGGTTCTGGCCCAGCACATTACCTGCGCCGTCCTGACCACGGATTGTAAGAACACCGGAACGATCCATTACACGGGTAACGACGTTACCAACATTGTCCGAAGTAGACGGGATCAGATTACCCTGCTGGTCAAACGAACCAACCATGGCGACCATGTTCTTCTGCATCGCTGGGTTAATACGTTCCAACAGTGCGGGGAGGTTCTGGCGGATTGTGGACACACCAGCTGATACAGATCCCTCTACAGGGTTAGCGCCTTGAGGCTGTGTCTGCGCCATGCCGGGTACAGACGCAAATCCAGCGCCATTTGAGGCCTGTCCTGCACCTGAGGTAGGGGTACCCCTAGCAAGACCCATGTTAGCCCCTCCTACGGCCTCCATTAAGCTGGCCTGACCCTGCTGTTGAGCAATCGCATTAGTGGACATGTCGTCACGAACTTCATCAAAGCCACCTGTGAGCATGTCTTGGGTCTGTGTACGGGCTGTGGTTGCTGCAGTTACATCTGTGTCGTACTGATTACGGAAGTTACCGAAGTCAGAAGCGAAGGCACCTACATCACTACCAATGCCTTGCTGACCTTGCATAAGATCTGCATAGTATTGAGCGAGGACGTTACCTTGTTGAGCCATCTGACCCTGCATGGCCTGCTGATTAGTACGGATACTACCTGTTGCTGCGTTTAGGGTGTCGTTAAGGGCGGACTGACCACCGAGAACAGTAGTGGTATTGGCATTAGCTTGGTCAGCCAAAGCTTGGCCTGTTTGGTTCAAACCATTAGACAGATTAGCAAATCCAGTATCTACTGCACCACCTACACCCGCTACCGCGCTACCCACACCAGAAATCTGATTTCCAACATCGTTGAAACCATTATTCATGTTCTGGTTTGTGGTAGCGAAACCTGTGTTAATGTTTTGGTTGGTAGCAGTGAAGCCGCTGTTCATGTTGTTGTTAAGAGCGGATACATCTGCGCTAGAACCAGCCATCGCCTGATTAACCGCGTCGGTGACTACAGTAGGATCAAAGACAGGAAGATCTTGGCCACTGCCTGTTGTACCATCTGCAAAGCCTCCGCCCGTATTCGTTTGGGGTTGGTATACTTCCATAAGTCCTGAGGTGGGGGCGGCTTGCTGACCATTGGCCTCTGCGGAGTTTCGCATGTTGGCAGCAATAATATCAGTAGACACACCATTGGCAATCTGATTAGAGAACCACTGGTAACCTTCTGCGTCGGGATTACGATTCAAGTTCTGTTGGTAGAGCTTTAGAATTGGGTCATTTGGGTTAAGCATTTCTATGCTCCTTCACGTTAAACTTTAGGGGTTTTATTGGCACGTCGTAGGGTGCGTTGCGCTTCTTCTACTTCCCGTTCCCATGCCCATCGAATGTGATTATCTTGCCAGAAGAACAGGGCGTTAATAATCTCTCCGGTACGGGGAAGTGGTTCAATATACGCACGAGCCGAAAGAGTTTGGTGGGTAGAGCCGTTGAAGATCGTGGCGTTTAGAAAGCGACTGATCAAAGAGATCAACATTTCCACAACACGATACAGAATATAGATCGGGCGGGACATGGTAAACATCCTTATGGTGTACCGATTTCAACAGCCCGTTCAGCCGTGATGATGCCCACGGACGTAAGGAATGCGAGGCCGTCTGTGACCGTTTGATCTGTCAGATCCATCTCCAGAAGCCGTGGGTCGTCTAGGTCTTCAAAGAAGATATCCAGAGCCAGAGCCAGTTGGAGTTCTTGTGGGTCTGTGCTGGTCCGCTTTGAACGGGCGAGGGCGATGGTTGTGCGTTCTGTGAGGGTGAAGCGGCGCTTGAATGCTGTGGGGCTGATAGGCAGCATGGGTGGATTTTCAAACTCTCTCGTAGCCCTGTCGTAGGTGGCCCCGACTTTAATTTCTTCGAACACCCCACACCACTCTGGTATCGTTGGGTTCTGAGGATCAACAAAATCCAGATGCTGAGTTTCAGGAGACCCCGTAACCACCTCCACAACAATACCATCCACAACTTTGATGTAGAAGGGGGCGTAGGAAACAGGTTCGGTTTGTACCGGATCGGTGAAGTCGGTGCCGTCGTAAGTGGCCCCAATCAGGATGATGGGGTCATCGGGACACTCTACCCACGTCTCGTCTGCGTAGGTCTCACGGGTGGAAGGGTCATCAAATACAGAGAGAACCACTGTGCCGTCTATAATCTGTGCGTACTGCATTTAACTCTCTCCAGTTAAGCGGTGGATTTGATGCCTGTGATGCGAATGTTGACACTCTTATGTGTTGTCGCATTAACATAGGTACGGCCCGCGATTGTACCTGCGTCAGGTACAGTGGTCCGTATAGTAGGAACAGGACGATAAGTGGACGTGTCGGCCCAGACCGCTGTTTGGTCGTGGTTTACTTGAGAAGTCAGAGAACTAGAGAACCTCCACAAGTGTTCACCTCCTGTCGATATACCGTAGATCTTCCCATTGGCATAGACAGGGTAATCACTGCTGTTACCAATGGTACTTGCTGTAGACACACCATTGGGTTCTACGCTAGAGGTTGGCATATTTCCAATCTTAATACTGGTAGCGGCACCTGATTGGTAGAGGATTTTCCATATACCTTGGCCGACATCGTAGAACGGCTCAACATACGCACCCGCTGTCCAATTAGCCCAAAAACCTGTGCCTGCTGTTCCTATGGTTTTTGTCCCGTAACCACTGCCGGGAGTATCCCCTTGATTGTACTGCCGCAAATACACAGATGTTCCAGTTGCGTTGCAAAAGATAAAGGATCTCTTACCGTCTGGAGAGGGTTGGGAGTTGGTGGCAAAAAGAGGATAGGTAGACATTGTGCCACCTGTTGCATGATAGATGTAATACTCGTCTTGGTCAGAGGTGTCTTCCACAGACATGCGGCTAATATAGGTATTTAATCCAGCGTTTCTGTAATAAAAGTATCCGTCTCCACCATATCTGGGCATACCTGTGTATCCATTCAGGCTGATATTTCTGTGAATAGCCCCGGTGTCGGATTGCATTTTGTATAGATAGGAAGCGAAGTTTCCATCCCAACTACCTAGAGTGTAATACGCACCGTCAGAGGACAGGACGCCACACACGTTTTCTGTAGCAAAACCACCATCTACGTTTGTCCCAGATGTTGAGGACTTAATCTCCGACTCATATAGTGACCCGGATAGTAGGCTCCGCTGTTGCGACGTCCATGTATTGATTTTGTTCGATGCTCCAACAAACATCAAGTCAAGGTCACTGTACTCGTTGGAAGAGGGCGGGGAGAGGTTGAGAGTGACGTTCACGTTTGCTTGGACAATCTCTGACGTGGCGGTGCCAGCAGAGTAGTCAACTACTTCATACCCATCCACCGTCAGCGTTATATCAAATGTGCCGTTTGGATAATTGAGGTATATGTTTTTGATCACATAGCTTTCACCCACGGCTCCCGTGATCGCCAAGATACCATCAGCAAGTTCGGTGATCTCGTGATTACCCTTATAGATTTCTACCAGTTCGTCGGCCATGATGGGTTCCTTACGAATATTTCATGATGGAGGCGATGGTCACACCACCGTAGGCTTGTGCCGCGATAGCTTGGGCGGTGCGGAGGGGCGTCATCGGAGCGGTGTTATTTGTGCCATCTTCTGCTTGGGATGATGAGGCGAAGTCCGTGGGCTGGAGGGCCGTGTCTGCTGTGATGCCTTGTGCTGCCGTGGCGTAGTCCGTGGCGGCTGTGGTGGCTGCGGTGCCGAGGCCAAGGTTGGTGCGGGCAGTAGCGGGGCTATCAACATCTGAGAGATTGTTTGAACCAGCTAGAAACCCAGCTGCATCCAGAGTACCCGTGAACCATGGAGTGGTACCGTCGTACACACGGATCTTACCTGTGACCGTATTCAGGTACCATGCGCCTACTTGAAGAGCGAGGCCGTCATTATCTACAAGAGGATCTTCGGACTTAGCCCCCAGATATACAGCGTTGATTGCTGTCTCTGTATTAGTAGCCCCGGTGGCAGCAGTCTGGGCATCATTCCTAAATGTCTCAGCTGCGTTCCTGTAAGCCAGAGCCTCTGCAGCAGACGTAGCCGACGCGGTGGCTGAACCCAAAATAGAGTCAACATAAGCCTTGCGGGTAAGATCCGATACACCAACAGGATCAGCTGTAGATGTGATCTTGTTGGTACCAAGGGTAATATCCCCAGTCATGGTACCACCAGCTTTATCCAGCTTTAGGGCATCAGCAGCGTCTACATAGGTCTTAGGGGTCGCATCACCGGGGTTTGTAGGTGTCCCTACGTTGGTGATCTTATTAGACGCCATATCAATAGCGCCAGACATGGTCCCACCAGCCAGAGACAGCTTTGTACCGACGAGGTTTGTGATCGTGGTAGCGAAAGCAGGATCGTCATTCAGGGCTGCAGCAAGCTCATTCAGGGTGTTGAGAGCCGTCGGAGCGATATCTACGAGAGCAGCTAGACCATCATCCACATACTGCTTTGTGGCAGCGTCCGTGGGGTTTACCGGGGCAGACAGACCTGTAACTGTGGCAGAGGTACCTGAACTCATGTCCAAGCTGCCAGAGATAGTCACGTTGTTGAAGGTGGAAGATCCTGTGGAGCTTATATCACCCGTGACGTTACCCGTCAAGTTTCCTGTTACATTACCAGTAACATTACCTGTTACGTTTCCGGTCAGGTTGCCAGCTACATCGCCAGTGAGATTGCCCACAAACCCGGTCAGGGCGGTGATAACAGTACCACGGACTGTAGAGGCGACAGAGATACCGATTGGGGTGTTGTCGATGTTACCGCCATTGATATCAGCATTACTGGACGAGAACACACCCAGAGTAGTAGTGCCTGTTACATTCAGTGTACCAGCAAGAGTGGCCGCACCGTTGACGAGGAAGTCGTTTCCGACCTGACCATTACGAGAGATATAGAAGTCACGGAAACGAAGAGCATCTGAACCCAGATCAACAGAGGCAGTGACCTGCGGAAGGAAATGTCCGGTTGTGCTTTTGTAGAATACCTGAACCCAGACAGCTGAGTTAACAGAACCATCCAAACACATGTAGATACGAGACCCGGTAGTGTTCACCCACAGAGAGCCGGGGCCGTAGCCAATAGCACTATCATCAAGGGTATTGGGGTCTACGACAGCTGTAGGGTTGTTCTTCGTCCCTGTACCGCCGTTAACAGCAGGCAGGTAACCAGAGATAGACGTAGCCAGATTGATCTTAGGGGCTGACCCTGCGGTGCCATCATGTGAGTGTCCGGTAGACGCATCAAAAGCATCTTCCAAACTATTAAATTCCGCGTTGATTGGAGGCGCAACAACAGGCTGCCCATTAAGGATCTGCCCTGCCGATTGTCTAGTGTAGCCTGCCATTATTCACGTCTCCCTGCACCTGAGAATTCCCACACGAAGCCTTGAATTGAGAAAGGTTCACAATCTTCGGTGCTGATAAATGTCGCTTGAACAGACCGACCAGAGCCTTGAATGTTCTGTTCGTAAATTGGAGAAGATCCACCGTAGATGATATTCTCTCCGTCAAAGGTAACACCACGACCGCCATAGACAGTAGGGGAACCTGAGATAGATCCGCTATAGCCCACAGGAACAGAAACAGTACCTTCACCCCAGTTATACCGGACGTTGAGGAACACGTTAAATGGACCTTCTGCCCGGACAAATGTGTTTAGCTTGCGGTATGTCTTTCGGATTTCTGTATCACCAAAGTCTAGGAACGACGTGGCATACACAGCGAAGATAGGGGTACCATTGAAATTGGTGCCTTGTTCCTGTTGGTAGAGGTTACCGTCGAAGTCTCCATGCAGAACCACTTCTTCTGTGCCAATGTACTGAGACGAAGCACAGGAAGCCCGCATCCCTTTGATTTCACCGTATTCCCACGCCAAAGCGCCGTCACGGAAAGTAAGGCCCCCAATGATACCATAAGATGCGTCTACTGTGTCTGTATCTGCACCATAGAACATGCGGTATTGGGACTTCGAACGAACAGCAACTGATACAAGATCATCAAGCTCTTGGTTCTTAACGATATCCAGAAGAAGGCCCTGAATAGGCTTGGAAATGGTCTCAAGCTCAACGTCACCAATTCTAGATGTACCAGCAACCGGACGAAGACCATCAGATGATAGGAATACCAGATCACCACCGATTTCCTGTACTGTGTCTCGTGCGATACACCCTACGTTGGACGTAACCTGCTTGAGAAGGAAGTCACCCGTGGAACCAACCTCAATACGTTTAATAGCAGAGGTACCAAATACGAACAGATCTTCACGGAATGGATACAGCTGGTTAACGGAAAAGCCAGCAGGGATCTGACCACCACCAGCAGCTGCCGTGAACGTATAAGGATCACGAGGAGCAGAATGGCAGACAAGAGAAGCTTCAATACCGCTAGAGAAGAAGAGGTGATCTTCAAATACCTGAACAAGGGCAGGGGCGTTGATAAGCTGGTCACCACCGGGTGAGCCTGTACCACCTGTACCAGCGATTGTTAGGGTGTATACGGTTGTGCCATTGAAGACGTAAGGTTGGTTCACCCCATCTACAAAAGCAATACACGGTCCATTACCGAAGTCGAATTCTTCTGCCCGAATACGGGTAACATTACGGCCTGCAGCTGACATAGCCAAACCTGTAGCACCGGTGATCTTAGACCAACCTACAAGTGGCGTATGTTTCCAGAGAGAATATGTAGCGGCCCCAACATCTTTTCGTGCAGCAATAACATATGGATTACCAATGCCACGGTTGCTGAAATAGATAACACCCAACACCTTACCTTCTGCAGTACCATCCCCTACTGCTGGGTAATCCGCATCGAAGTATTGGTATCCCTCCATACGACGATAGCCGCCATAGATTGACGGCTCGAAATTCACGAGAAGGGTGGCAGCACCGGGAGAACGGTCTGACATATCTAGGTGGTGTTCGTTAGAGAGAAGACCCCCCTCACAAAGCACCTTAAATCCGTCGATGCGATCAGGCACAGTTATCCAATCTTGCGGTTGGTGAATACGTTATTGAAGGTGTTGATGTACAAGGTCTGCATAGACTTGAGACCCTGATTGAATACTTCGCGGGTGAATGCAGCCTGCTCTGTGTTATCCTTGAACATGTACATGTGGTACAAAGCACCGGACACGATCACATGTCGGAATTCAAAAGGAACACGAGGAACATCACCGGGCAGGACAAGTTCCTGACGTTTTTCGTAGGCCTCAAAGCGGAGGTTGTAGGCCTTGTCTGGGGAGCAGGTAACACCGAAGCCATGGTCCGACCAACGGAAGACATGAGTAGGTTTTCCACGACCATTAGCACCAGCACGGTAGTCTTCTACCCGACCATTGCTGTACCATTCTTCCCGGCTCATGAGACGCAGACGACCGATAGAAGGACCGGATACGTCACCAGCAGGATCGATCAGAAGGAAGCTATCCCACTCAGGTACTTTGATATTCGTGGCGAAGTCGTAATCAACCTTACCGGGGGTAAGCACTTGCGTCTGAACAATGTGGTTCCACGGCCATTCAAACTCTTGGTGGTTGATTTGATCCAGAGTGTCCTGAACCGCATCTTTAGCGAGGGATTGGATACCCCTGACATTAGAAAACTCTGCAGATGCGATCTCAACCTCATTAATGCGGCGAAGAACATCATTACAGAGTGATAGATAGGTTAAAGACATACCAGCCTCCAAAAGACGGAAAGGGTCGCCTGTAGCTGAGACGACCCTTAAAAAATTAAGTAGAGAGGTAGGTGACTACGCGGGCTAAATAGTCAGGACACTTTTCTATACGACTTAAATACAGATTGCATGTCCTGCACAAAAGAGACCTAACTTTCCCGGTGGTATGGTCATGGTCTACAACCAGTTTTCCAAATACATCAGAAGGCTCTTCGTTGCAGAGATAGCACTTATTGTCTTGGTCCAGCACCATTTGTTCGTAGTCTTCAAGAGTCATGTTGTATTTAGACATAAGGTGCTGACGAAGCTTACGATCAGAGTCACACACCTTACAGGAATTTAGGGCCTGATATCCTCCGTAGCACATAGCGTGCTTATATACGGAAAACTCCGAAGCTTGTTTGAACTCCCCACAGGACTTACAAACCCTGTCCTTATGTCCGGGGTGATCTGAGGGGAGTTCAATCTTCATGACTAGCTCGACGCTACGATCAAGCGAGGTTCCAGTAAGCTGTAATCAAGCCCTCAGGACGGAGGATCTTACGTGCGTAGAGGTGCATGCCGCGAACAACTTCTGCGAAGTAGGTTTCGGACTCGTAGCGGCTTGTCTTGGACAGCTGCTCGGCAGTAGCTACCGAAGAGTCATGACCTGCGACGATCACGTTGTAGTTTGTGATCGAACCAGCAGAAGCTGCAGTATCAGCACCATCACCAATGTAAGGCAGGTTGTTGGACTGATACACGCGGAAACCACGGATCTTGCTAGGCAGACGACCGTTACGGACTTCACCTTCACCACCCCAATCAGCGTTGATCAGTTTGGAGTCTTCGTCGCCCAGAACTTCCATGGCGATTGGGTCCAGAACAATCCAACGACCTTCTGTTGGGATGTTGGCCATGTCCATCTTACGCTTCATGCGGTTGATGACTGACAACAGAGACGTGATAGCACCTGCACCGCCACCGGGGGCGACAGGGATAGACGTCTTAGTAGCAGTAATCTCAGCACCACCGAAGTCGGTGATATCCAGCTTATTAGCAGCCAACAGTTCGTCGTTGTCAGCAGCTGCATTAGCCTTCGTACCGCTTGCGGCTGTACGTACTTGGAAACCACCAGCACCATCATCTTCAAAGCCAGCCATGTGGGCCAGAACTTCGCGGTCAAATGAGTCGGTCATTTCGTAGCCAGCTTTGTCAGTGGCCAGTTCCATGAAGTTGACGTGGCTGTGGGCCTTTTCAATGTCGTCCAGAGCGAACGCAAAGTAGTTGGCCTGATCCACGATCATCGTGAAGTCTGCATCATCCAGAGACTGAATAGCAACAGGAGTACCACGCAGAAGCGGGTTCACTGTGATGTTAGGCTCTTTGATAATACGGACGGAGTCACCGTAGGAGGCGATTTCGCCTGTGTAATCGGTGTTTGTGATATCCTGAACCACAGAAGTCTTACGGAAAGCTTTCTGAGCTTTGCGAGAGAAGATCGTTGGGGACCAGTTACCATTTGGCAGGTTGGTATACCCGCCTTGTGCTGAAAATGCCATTGGACATATCCTCTAAATGTGAGTTGGGAAAGACCGCTAAGGGTCATTCATCAGGTCACAGAAGAGAGCGTTCAGAGTGGCAGTAACTGTTCCGGGTGCGATCTTAAGACCGGGCCGGGGTCACTGGTGGACCTGCCGTCTATTTCTTCTTGTGGGGGGTTGGGGGAGGGGGCGACGAGGTAGGCTCGTTAGAGGCGGCTCGTCTTGGTGGGGATTGAATATTTCTATTCAAGAAAGTCTCTGCTGTGGGACTTACTAAAACAGAAGATGGCATTGGTGGAGGGATTCGAACCCCCGACAAACGGTTTTGGAGACCGCTGCTCTGACCACTGAGCTACACCCACGCATTTGTTGGTGGGGCGGGCTGGATTCGAACCAACACAGTTTACCGAGATATTTACAGCATCCGACCTTCGCCAATAGGAGAGCCGCCCCAAAAATTTAGAGGAAGCGCCAATACGAAAAGGTGAAGATGTGAGACATAAGTACCTGTGGTAGGGTGGTAGAGGTGGAAACCCCCAGCAGGGAAAGGAGGGAAAACCTGCTGGGGGCTGATGTTAAGAGGAAGAAATCGAAACTCTCTTAATGTAGTAGTTATAACACCAAGAGAGGTAGCAATGCAAGCTTTTTTTTTACTTCTGATCGTAAGTATAATTACCGCTACGCATCGCTTCCATGATTTCCTCTTCGTATTTATCGTAATCACGGTCAGACAGGGCTGCTACACGGCTATCGGACCACTTTGGCCTACTGGTCGATTTAGGTGTGGAAGACCCGCCACCAGCGACATCACGGGCAGCATCTTTGTTGGGGTCAGATGCCCGCTTACCCTTCTTTGTATCGACTTTGTACAGATCGATGGCGCGAGAGGCCGCACGGACGTCTGTAGCGTTCTTGTACAGAGCGTCGTAGATGTAGGAGGGCTGTTCTGCCACCCACTCACTAAACGCTGGATCTGACTTGATATCATCGAAGTCTGGGTGGATCGACAGCAGCTGTTCGTAGGCAGATTTACGCTCTGAGGCGACTTCTTTCTCACGAAGCTTGCTCAACCGCTTTTCTGTCTCTTCTGCAACTTCCCCCGCCCGCTTACGAGCAATGGTGTCCACAATGGCAGCGACTTCTGGATACTTCTCTGACCATGCTTTGATCTCTTCCTCTGTCTTGGGGAATTTGATCTGTTGTTTGGTCGCGCTGTCCAGCTGGGTCTCCATCGCTTCAAGACGACGGTTTAGCTCTTCCTGCTTCTGCTGGGAATGACGGCGAAGATCGCTGTATCGTTTTTCCCAATCTGTCTGGGGTGCTGCAGGGGTGTCAGACGCATCTTCCTGCTCTGTATTTTCTTCTGTCGTTACCTCTTCATCAGGTTTGTCGAGTTCATCAAAGAAAGCATTTTTGTATTTAGGCATGGTATTACTCCAAGGGGGCCGGGACGTGCCGGGTGGCCCATATTACGTGGCACTGGTTAACTTTTGTCTTTGGCCTCTTGTACCTGTTCTTTCAGATACAGAAGTTCACTCGCCTCTTTGTAACGTCCCTGTAGTAGGGTAATCTCCCGTGGGTCTGAGGCTGACGTTAGGGAATTCTTGATCTGTTCCATACGGTATTTGGCGTATGCGTTGATCGCTTCTCTGAAATCCGCATTGTTAATGGGATAATTCAGGGCCTTAGCGATATCCTTTGGGATACTCATTAGGCGTCCTTACTGCTGTGGAGGAGCTTGTGTTGGGGCAGGGGCAGGTTGACCCCCATTGGCACCACCACCACCACCTGAGAAGCCCTCTTCACCGGGTGTAGGAGCCTGACCGGGGGCGATGTTTCCATTACCATTACCTGTAGGATCATTTGGGTTAGGGCCTGCACCACCTTCTGGACCAGCTGGGCCGGGTTGTGGCTGTGGCATGTACTTCTGTACTTCGGCCATCATCTTAGCTTGGATGATTGCATCCTCTTTCGAGTTGAGGATCTTATCCGCATCCAAGTCCATCGAAATAGCCATTTCACGGAGAATGTAGTCGTACCGCACGAAGGGCTGCATCAGAGGGTTAGCAGTCATCTGCATAAACTGCAGGAGACGTTGGCTACGGACCTCATTCCGCATCAGGCTCTCTGTACCACGGGCTTTGACTTCGATAGCGCCTTGGGTGAAGTCCTTGTCGAAGTTGAACTGCATGTTGAAGGCGAAGAAGGCCTTACCCAGCGGTGTCAGCAGGTAGTCATCGAAGTTACGGACGACGCCTTTGATGTTCTGTGCGGCGGCACCCATTAGCATGCTCATACCAGACGCAGTACGACCGACGCCTGTAACGCCCCCGATACCATGTGAGTAGGAGGGAATGCCCGTGGCTTCGTCTGCCAGCTGGCGGGCCTTGTCGAACATCATCATGACTTCGTTAGAGACGTTGGGGAACTTTGTCCCGAAGATCGCCTGACCGGGAGCGCCAGCCTGACGTCTAAAGACCTTGCCCGCATAGACGTCCATAGTTTGTCCGGGGACTAGGGCAGACTCGTCCACTTCGATCAGGATGTTACCGCTCAGGATAGCGTTGTCTACTGCCAGACGAGCGAAGCCGTTCATAAGCTTCTGAGTATCTTCCATGTTCTCGCCAACACCAATACCCCAGATGGAGTAGGGATCGACTTCGTAGGGAATGAAGTTGAAGGGGATACGGGCTGGTGTGAAGGGGTTCAGCATCAGACGCAGGATCTGGCCATTACAGACCCAAATGTTAACCTGTACTTCTGGTTCGTCTTCCAGCGCCTCAGGGATATCAATACCCTGTTCTGCGAGAATATCTGTGTCGATCATACCCCAGAATTCAAGAACCTCATAACGGTCGTTACCGGAGTGGATATCCTTGTCTTCGTCGATGGTAGATTCCCAATGCTCAGGGGTGTAATTTGGCCCCAGATCAACAGCCTCTTCAATATTGGCCTTACGGAAACCCGCACGGTTACGCAGAGTACGCAGCTGGTGAGAGTTGTACCTGTGGCGATCCACAACATACAGAGCCTCTTCCTTGGTACGCGCATGAGGGTCAGGATAGATGTTCCAGATAGACCGGGCCTCGATCTTTGGAATGTCACGGAATTCAGGGACGTATTCACCGTCTTCATTCCACTTAGGATATTCCTTGGACGTCAGGAACGGACCCTTAATCACACCTGTACCAAACAGACATGTTTCGAAGGTCGCCATACGAAGGTGCTTAACAGCGTCGGTCTCTTCCAACTGATCGTGGACCTTCTTCTCCATCGCACGAGCGGCACGTTTAGCAGGTTCCCACATCACGGCGGTAGGGGAGTCTGGCGTACCAATTTTCAGGTCGTCTGCCAGAGGGGCCAGCTTGTTCGACAGGATGCCCAGATCTTTGTCCATGTTAGGACGACGTGGGCGGGTGGGCATTTCAAAGCCCTTCTTACCCAACTCTGAAAGCTGCTCAGATGAAGGTACGGCAGGATCAAGAGTGACCGCATCTGCGGCACCCATAGGATCAGAGGGTGTATCAAAACCAATTGGGAATTTGTTACCCGCCAACAGGACGTCGATAACCATGTTGTGGGCTGCGTTCACTTTAGTCTTCGTGATCTTGATGAACACACGAGACTTCTCAGAGTCAGAGAACGGAGTATCTGGGCCGTACACACCGATATGGTTCCGGTACATGGACAGCCATTTCTCTTCACGAGATTGGCGGGCGTTTCGTGCCTTACTGAACCGCTCTTCGACGTAGGCGACAACAGCGTTTAGCTCGACTGCTTCGGCTTGTACGTCATCCTCGTCTTCTAGGACGTAGCCGCCGTCATCAATATCAGTCTGGGTAACATCTTGAAACGCCTTCTGACTGTTGAATACAGTGGGGGGAGTGTTGTTTTCCATAAAGGACATAAGTTACCTCGTCTAATACCCAAAATCCGCGTCTATTGGTTGGGGGGCGTTGTTGTGCTTTGATCCCCACGCGAAAGGATCATGCGATTGTGGCCGGGACATTACGCCATAACGGACAGAGTCGTATGCGTGGTCGTCTGTGAACCTGCCATCAATATCCTCACCACCTTTTGGGTCTGTCGGAAGGATAGGAAGGGTAGCTACGATCTTCCTGCAGGTATTGAAGAAGATGATACCGGGGCGTTCTGTGTTGGGATCTACCCGCAAACGCTTATGGAGCTGGTTTTTACCCGCTACTCTGGCCCCATGAGAGCGATCTGACGGTCTCCAGCGGCCTCCGAGGTTATTCATCTCTTCAGCAATACTGGGGCCTTTTTGACCCCTATTGTGCCATGTGGAGCTATCTAGGACGCCATAATCGACGTTTTCACCTCGTTCTGCCTCTGCTACTGCTATCTGCAGGGCGTCACCTTCGTGCTTTGATACGTATAACTCACGGTAAACAATGAGCATTTCATAAGCAGGGTCGATGGCGAACCAGTGAACAGCTGAAAACGAGCTATATCCGTAGTCACAGGACCGGAACCGACGCCAGCTGGCAGGGATCTCGAACGGATCAACCACATGTACGCTGGTACGGAATTCAGGAAATGCAGCACCTTCCGTTACAGACCAATCACCCTCAAGAAGCTGGCGTCTTTGGTGTTCTGGAAGAGACAACAGACTGTTCTGGTAGCTGTCGTCCTGAATGAGATACGGGTTGTCATACAGAGAGGCCGGGATGAACCGACGCTTGAATAGAGGCTCACCAGCTTTATCATTGGGCTGACCAGCACGAGGGTGTCCGTTGGGGTAGACGTCCGGGTGGGCCATCATCTTACCTGTATCGATATCCGTAGCCCAGAACGCCTTATTGGCTGGGGCAGGGTCGATGAACATCTGCTTAACCCACGTGTTTCCAGAAACCCACACACTTCCGTCCTGACGGGCGATAAATGTATGTGTGTTTGGAATACCTACACAATACACATAACCAGAGTAGGGGACTAATCTCACGCTAGACTTACGCTTGGAGTGCGTGTTCACCTCGTATTTATGGTTCCCAGTAAGAAGCTCAGTGCCACCCGACTTAGTGGCCTTGGTACTTACCTGATAGGTAACGCCCTCCCGGTTGGGACGCTGCCGTTGAGAGACGTACACAATACGACCAATCTTAATGGCCACTTCACTGAAGTCATCTGCCAATTGGTGAGACGTAGTGTAGTAGTACGAACCGGACCCGTCCCCCATCATCGCAGTACGGAAGAATTCTTTGAGAGCCTGCGTTGGAAGGCGTTTAAATTCAGCTGTTAGCCTCTTGTTTCTGCAACCGTCCCCATACATGGACATGTGTTCGTATAGAGAAGGGCAGTAGATATAGAAGTCTGTCTCAGAGAAACTATACTTATACCCCATTCTATCCAGAAGAGATGCGATATCTTCTCTACCCGCATCTTTACATTGGGAAATTACAACAGCCTTATCCCGAACACACCGAGACCCCTCAGATACATACCAGCCAACTAGCGCAGCATAATCTTCGACGCGATGTTCGTGCGGCTGCTGAAGTTTTCTCTTCCTACCCCCAGAGTGTTCAATAGAGATGTGAGATGTGTCGTCTCCAGCATAAGATACAGACCGCAGGATGGTAGCCTGACCCGGAAGATCAGAAAAAGGAACTAGGGAGTACGAAGACTTAGGGTTATCTCTTGTACCTCCAACTTTTGCTACTTTATGGTCCTGAGTAATGGACATATTAAGCCCGCGAACCGATACTTGGACGACATCTTCATCAACCCACTGCTTGTATGTGTGGTCCACATATGTCTCAAACATGTTTCCAGAAGCATCCACAGAGTAAATAGCATCACCTGCCACCATCTCTTTAATGTCTACCCAGCCGCGATCAGGAGTAAGTACCTCACCATGCGTAAGACAGTGTCCGGGACCGCCGGGGTTTGTTGTAGCACGTTGGTACGTAGGCAGATCAGGCGCTGTGGTACGGAGACGTGACCGCATGTAGTTCCACGCGAACGGCGTGGCATGTTGTGTAAGTTCGTCGAAGGCGATGTACGAGAAAGCCTGACCCTGATAACGCAGAACGTCTTCTGGCCGCTCAAGGTAAGTCATCCACATGTGACCACCACTAGGGAACGTCCAGCTACTCTTACGTTCAGACCACTTGGCGGCTTTGAATGCTTGTGGATACAGCTGCTGGGATTTCCAGACCAGTTCCCGAAGTTCGTCGTTTGTACGTCGTAGGATCAGGCCATTGAATTCAGGGTGATCAAAGTAACGTACGGGATCGGCCAGAAGGCCATAGGATTTTCCGCCGCCAGCTGAACCACCATAAAGAACTTCCTGTTCACTAGCTGCCAGAAACTGGGTTTGGGGTCCGGGGTTTGGTGTGAAGATAGCATTAACGTCGTCCGATACTTGGGCAAAATCAACGTGATCATCTACGTCTGTTTCGCGGTTGATGGCCGGGGCAGCAAGTTCCGTATTCGGCTCTTGTTCCGGCTCTTTGGTGTGATCAACCCAGTTATCTAGCTTCTTCTTCTGCATCACTGCGACACGCTTGGCGTCTGCCAGTTTACGCTTCACTTTGGCCTTAGCTTTATCTGGGCCTGTCTTTGGGGCCTTAGCCCGTCGAGCTTTCTTCTGCTCTTTCTCACGTACGTTCTTGGGATCTGTCCCACGACGCTCTTTCCAGATCCGATTGATACCTTGGTGGCTGATCTTCTTCCCGGTGGCGTTGGTCAGCCATGCGGCGACCTCACGGAGAGACATACGATTATCAATCGCATCCAGCGCCTCCTTAATGGGTCCAACCATTTCCGGGTCTGGGATCAGGACCAGCGGATCTTCCTCAGAGATCATGTAGCCGTATGCTACAGGTACGCCGGGGTGGATACGTGTCTTTGGAGGGAAGTCCCTATCGTGCATTTATGACTGGTCTTTTGGGGGAAGAATAAATACACCGGGCTGGGTAGTTTCGATCTGCAGACGTTCTGTCTTAGCCAGACCAACACGGTCCAGTACACGCTCTGCAGCGGCGATGGTGTTACGGTTACCAAGAGCCTCAGGAGTGTCCAGAACACCAACCAGTTTAGCCACAGCCTTAGGGGCATTCATGGCCAGCTGCATTGATGCGGCTTCGATGATGTGATCTTTGATGGGGGCGATTGCGTCACGGAAACTGGTATTACTGGAATACCCTGCTTCATTCATCGCGGCACGGATATCACCTTGGCACGACCCCATGAGACAATCGATGAATGTCTGCTGCCGCTCAGTCAGCGGTGATTTCTTCTCGACCATTGTATAGTCCTATGTCTGATGAATAAAAGGTGCTGACGGTGAGCCACGGCCATCCGCAGTCGTGTTTGACTGTGGCGAAACTGTTGCTCTTAATTCGCTCTTCTGAGAGACCTACGATAATGGCTTCCCAAGACAACACGCCGGGGCGGTTAATAGAGGGCTGGTCTTCAAAGTAGGAAGTCACACCGACATGACGATCTGGGGTACCAAAGTACCACTCCAGACTATCGTTCACGTAGCCACAATCCCGTACCTTTGGGGCGAAACCTGATAGACGTATGGTTCCATCCAGACGCTCTTCATATGCGGTGATGGTTAGGGAAGGATTTACCACGGGGTAAATTTCACCTTCAAGTCGGCCTATTGGACCTTCGAGGAATTGGAACATCGAAGTACCTAAAAGGAATACAACTACGATGGTCAGAAAATACGTATGGAGAGACTTAATCATTTTGTGTTCACCCACCCCTGAATAAGGTCAATCAGGGAATCTCTCATAAGGATGAATGCAGCAGCGAATGTCAGGAGAAGTGTGGCCGCACCCTTAAGCCACCACAATTTACCCCAGAGGTACTGCCAAAAGATCCGGTCGTCTGCCATTTCAAGGATAGCAACACGGGTATCGTGCGGGATATCATCCCACCTCTCATACTCCTCTGTGTCGGGTTTCTTCTTAATCATACCGGGTATCCCCTAAAGTAGAATAGACGCCCACAGTGAAAACCACAGGCGTCTGTTTAGTAGGGGCGATTACTTACCTTTGCAGGAAGCAACATTCTTCTGAGTACCAGCTGTATTGGACGCACCAGCTTTGATGGTCGTCGGCTTTTTGGGGGTCATCTTTTTCATGTCTGTACCTATGTCTAGAGGGGGAGGCCCTCGTTTGGATCAAGGGACTGTTGAGTTGTGTCGGCTGCGTCAAAATCAAACAAAGCCCCATAATCTACGCCCATGTAGCAATCGTTGTGAAACTGCTTACGGGTGATCATCCCCTCTTCAAGGAGATAGCGCCGGGTATCCTCAAGAGATATACGGAGACCTGTGGCGGCTTCGATAGCCGCTCTTATGTAGATGATGTTGATCATGTGGGGGGGATGTCCGAGATTGCTCATCAGACGATAGATGAGTTATCGCATATTACCTTAACAATGTCAATAAAAAGCTTGACCAGAGGTAAGAAGTATGATATTTTTAATCTATGCTTTGGGATTGGTAATATATAATATACCTAATCCAAATCTTGTAAGGGCAGTCTTCGGGCTGCTCTTTTTTTATGTCTAGGCTATCCAGCCCATGACTGCACCAATAGGTACAAGCACGACACCGACGATGCGTAGGACAGCTTCAACACCCACAGGATCACCTAGACCGTGTTCTACAAGATGGAGAATATTAACAACCCACCCGTAGAAAATACCGATAACACAGGTGATCCATATAGCAATCATAACGAAGGAGGCTGCGACGACGGCAGTTTCTGATTTACGCATTTGATTTATTCCTGTTGAGTGAAGGTCTTATACGAGTGAGCATAAACTCTGTAGGTGGGGTAGGGCCGATAACTCTGTCGAATGTCTGCCCACCTATAGAACGATCCCCCTGCATATCAGTAATGATGAAGAACACAGTACCGCCACCAATCAGGGTTATTCTATTCTCGTGCTGGAGGTTCCATTCCTGCTCTGGCCACCAACCTGCCATATTCCGAATAGCACGCTCTCTACTCATTTGGTCAGGTACGGGGTACAGAAGGTTCTTTCCGTCTATTAGATCTTGAACAATACTCATACTCAGCTACCCATGTATCTGTAGATGTGGATCTGACCGATATGATATTCCGGTACGAGGATCTCTTCGGGTACAGCGATGTATCCTTCTGGGGCTACCACTCGAATACGCTCTTCTGTCCGGGCCTGATAATTGTAATCGAAGTACACCTGTACAGTGATATCCCCGTAGGTGAGGGGGAACGTAGCATCCTCATGGTGTACAAGGTCATTCTGGAAGGTAACCGTGGCCACAGCTGAAGGAACAGAGGGCTGATCAATTACGATGTATGATCCGGTGTTCTCTCCAACCCGCTCTGTCCATCTGTACTCATTTCCACCAGCTAGTGCCTGTGAGACGTGGAATATGAACAGGAACAGAGCAACCACGATCAGCAACCATGTGGTACGAATATCCATCACAGATCCTCCAGATTACCGAGGTCTGAAAGCTCTTCCTTAATATCACCAACCCACAAAACAGCAGCATCATACAAAGCAAGCACAACACCAACGGTCAGCAATCCCACAATACTGTGAACATAGATAACCCACTTGGGGAGCTTCTGCAGGTAAGGGCGAAGTGCTGATCTGGGGACTTTGTATTCCATGTTAGTAATCCTCAAACTCTGGGAGGATCAGACCGAGTGACTTCTGGGTGTTCCGCAGAGAGAACTCAGTTTGGTAAAATCGGACTGTGTTATACGAGGGCAGATCCTCAGGACGCTTGAACAGAACCCGTTCTTTATCCAGAGCCACAAAAGCGAAGATATCAGCTGAACGATCACCCAAAGTGAAAGCATAGCTGGGGAAGGTGTGGGTCTTACTCTGTTTGGTGGCGATAGTGGCAGTCTTAACCTCTACCGTCTTCACCGTCTTATCAGGGTACCGACACCACAAGTCAGGGCCATATACGTCCACAGGAACGACCTGTAGGCCAGCACGAATGAGAATGTAGGAGGTGAGATATTCACCAGCCTGCCCAGCCATCACAGTTGATCGTAGCGGGGCGAAGTCTGCAATATCAATCATTCTGAAATCCCCAGCATAGTACGAACATCTCTCTGGGCATTCTTGTACCCGTGGTCATAGGCCTCAATCAGGGCCTCCAGAACATGTGCCTCAGTAGAAGCGGTCACTTCCAACGTCTTACTACGAACACGGATAGCTCTCTTTCCGCTGTTCAAGACAATGGTACGGTAATTCATCAGAAGTTCCCTCCAATCAGAGTCATGGGATCTAGGTCGAACTTCATGGCGATTTGGGAGTCACTGTTTTCCATCTGCAGCGCCTTGGCATACAGCTGATTGGAAACCCGACTAAACTCATGAGCCAGACAATACATGTTGGTGTAGTTACCTGTGTCGATCAGATCGATCATGATCTCTTCAACGAGATCTTCTAAGCTGATTGGCTCCAAGAGAGATGGCTCAGGATCTCCGTCTACCTCAATCGAAGGAACCACATGGATTAGCATGTCCGTATCAAAGCCCAAGTTAAGGCACACTGATAGGTCTGTTTCGATTGAGGCCAGACGAAGGATACTCATTACTCACTACCAAACTTAGGAACAGGTTAATACGGCGATATTACCCTAACAAATACCTTAAGTCAAGGAGATATCAGATTACATCAATCCCGACATACGGATTTCGTCCGATAAAAGATGTGACAATTCTCAGGACTACGTAATTACGGGGAGACTGTTTACAGTGCCATTTTCAGATTTTATGCAGGGGTTGTATACGGTAACGCCCCACCCCCCCGGTGGCACCTGCCTCCCCCCTTCGATCACCTGCTACATGAATTAACTAAGCCCTTGGAACGTTTAGGAATTGTGGGGGTTTAGAATATCCACGGAACAAGGCTAACACTATGTAAAGACAAGGGAAAAACTAGGCTGTCTTATAACCAATAGTTATGCGCAGTGATCAATAGAGCGTGTGTGCAGTCTAACTACCTGAAATAAAGGGAATATATTGTATTGGTGCAGTGCCAGATCGGTGACGGATACATGGGGCATGGCTGCACGACGTCGCCATGCACCAATAAACACCTAGCTAGACCTAAGCCTAAGCCTATCCCGTATGATAGTCGGACATATCCCGTACAAGATCCGTACGCTATCCCGTATGATATCCAAGCCTATCCCGTACAAGGTTCCTTAAATGGTCCGGTCCCTATAAGGCCTGAGCCTAACCCTATCCCGTACGATATCCCCCACAATGGCCATAGACCCTAAATAACAGCCGATTAGAACGCCATCTATACCTTGTCAGCACCCACCCTAGCCTAAAGCATGTTACCACGTCTGAATGGGGCTTATATTGAGTCCAGTCAGGGTGGCCAAGATCAAGACATAAAAAAACCCCGCCGGTTAAGGCAGGGTTCCTTGTGTTGGTCTATGGCGTGGGGTTTAGTATACGCCGCCATTAGCAGATACGTGATAAGTTATACCCGTCAGGCTGTCTTCAATAACTACTTGGCCCTTTGTTTCGTCGCGGTCTATCGCTTCAAACCGCCCCGACATGGTCAGGTCATTAACCATGTATTTAGTTACTTCACAAATCGAGCTTCCTTTCCAGCTGCAGCGTAGAAAGCCTGCAGCGCGGGAAATGATAGCGGTATCCAATTGGGCGGGGGTTTCGTAGGCGTCGGCTTGGTGCGTGGCGTAGATCATTAGCGGGGTTCCTTGTGTTGGTCTGCTAGGTGGACACCCTGCCCCACAATGGGGCAAGGCTTGTGGGGGTTATGCAGAGGCGCGGGCGTGATCGACGATTGTAAGTATGTCTGCGCGATCCAACAAAAATACGCCTATCTGTTCTTGGGCTTCGATCAGGGCGTCGCCCCAGATTACGATGCCAGAATTACGGCCCTCTTTTCTTGCTTCGTGAAATGCGTCGTAGGCTATGGCCAAGCGACGTGCTGCAAAGCGGGCTTTATTGGTCATTTGGATTGGCATGGTCTAGGTTCCTTGTGTTGGTCTGTTAGGGCCGGATCAGGTCCGACAAATAAGTCTTACCCCGAAAACATCGCCCCAGTCAATACACGAATTAAAACCCCGCGTAGGGTGTTAAGCCTAGCGGGGTCAGGGTCTGGTCTATCGTGGGGTCAGCTAGCAAAAGCCTTTATCATACTGCGCAGCGCTTTTATTTCTTTTTG